AAGCACCTGAAAAAGTTGTAGCAGTTAAAGTACCGCCTACAACAGCATTATTACTAGCGTCTTCAAATACAGCTTTACTTGCAGGTAAAGTACAAAATACATCTTTAGTTCCTGCAGAAAAATTTACATTAGAATCAGAATTTGAACTACTTATAATTGTTGTTCTAGCTAATGTATCAGGCGTGGCATCGGTAACAGTACCAAGACCTACTTCAAACTCATCTGCAGTTTGATGAACAATAGCATAGTAGACAGTATTGGAATTACCAATACCTGCTACAAAAGATTCAAAGCCTGTTTCAGCACCAGCTAAATTTATAGTACCTGTGCCTACTGTAGTCGTTGTTTCCTTAACTCTATCGTTAAGAACTAATGCCATTAAGCTATTCTAATTATTGCGTTAGATGCGTCTGGTGTTGGAAACTGAATAGTGAAGTCACCATTTGTAGAAGTCTTATCTCCACCAAAAGCTAAGATAGCTACTGATGGGTCTCCTGATGCGCTGTCATTAAAAATCATTGCACCATTAGCAGTAATAGTTGAACTACCAAAAGTTAAATCTGCAAAGTCAGTAAATGCAGTAGTACCTGATGTAGTAGGGTCTACTCTTGTTAAAGCTCCACCCTTTGCAGTATAGCCTGTGCCTGATACTTCATTACTTGTTGTATACGCAGTAGTTGCTGCACCTAAAGAAGCACTACTTGTATATAGTGCTAAGTTAAATGTACTACCACCTGAGTTTTTAAAATTGTGTACAGCTTCCATTAATTCTTTTTTAAAAGAAGTACACATTGCTTGAGATATTGCCATTACAGCCTCCTTATTATTTCAGCCATATCTTTATGACCTTGTTTTTCTAATAAACCAGCTACTGTGCTTCTGTCACTAGCTATAGCTTGTTTCATATATATTAAAACTACTTGAGCAATACTACTTCTAAAAGCATCTGCTTGTGCTTTAACCATAGGGTCTGCACCATCGCTAATAGAAATTAATCTTTCAAGTATTCTTTCAGTCCAGTATTCAGGACTTAAACCTTTATTTTCTGTAGCTATGACATTTACGCTGCCTACTTCTGGTTTTGTATCTACGCTAATCATTAGCTCCTCTCTCTTTTAAATGTACCATTACTATAAGTATCAATAGTATTGTCGGCTTCGCCAAGATTTTGTAATCTTGATATAGCTTGAAAATATCTTTTTTCATACTCTGCTTGTAACTCTGGACTACCTTTCATGTATACATATGATTCAACTAAACATCCATAGAGTAAAGCATTAGAAGCATTTTCTGAAAGCCATGTTGTTCCACTTCCAGCTCCTGCAGTCAAAGAGGCAGGGCGATAAAAGTAGTGTAATTCTGCTGCATAATCCAAGTTAGGAACAGGAGCAACGATAAAACTATTATCATCGTATAGTGCATAATGTTGTGGCTTTTGTTGTAATGATGTATCTGGGTAAGCTTCTCTTATAAAGTTTACATCTCTAAAATATAAAAAATCTAAATTAGTTCCTGTGCCTATTGCTAAAGAAAAATTATCTAAGAAATCAGAAGGCGTTGATAAAAATTGATTGCCTGCTGATAATGTGCCTGTAACATTTTTTCTAAATACAGGAAGCTTTACTGATTTTAATATTCTTTCTTCAGCTTGTTTAATAATCTGTGGCAAATCTCCTACAAAAGTAGTTTCAGAATTTTCTAAATAATTTTGTATTAGAGTTTGTAATTCAGTATAAGTCATAGTTTTATGGTGTGTTAGCCTGACCACCCATACCAGAGTGATTAGTACAGTAATAATAAAGTGTTGGCGCTCCTACTGCTACAGTAATTCTTGTATAAGCTCCTGCATTTCCGGGAGTTCCATTAGTCGTAACTCCTGTTGTATATTCTGTTCCCCCTGCATGAGTACCATTAGAAGTAGTTGAAAATCTTAGCGGGTGATTAGCATTACTTGCATTTGATTGGTCAAAAGTAAATGTAGCTCCTTCTGCAAGATTAAGAGTTGGATAGACAACTCCATTTACATAAAATCTATTAGCTCCTGCATATGAGGCAACTGTAATTGCAAAAGTTTGACCAGCTAATATATTTACATTTCCAATATTAGTAGAAGAACTATTACCAGTCACATTTGCTGTATCTGAATTACTAACTACAAATAATGTTCCTACTTCAGTAGTCCCTAGATTTGTTGTTAAAGAAACATTTGTATTTACAGTACCTGCTCCTCCGCCTCCGCCATCAGTATCTCCGCCAAATGTTATCCTGCCTACAGCTCCTCTTAATGCTAACCCTGTTCCATTTAAAGGATTGAATCCATAATAAGAAGCAAAATCATTTCTATTTGTATCTGGTCTAGGATTAAATAAAGATATAGCATCGGATGTATCTACTTCACCAATTCTAAATTGTGGCTGGTCAGGGTCTAAACATGATGTACAAATTCTACTGCCAGTTCTTTTTTGGTCTTGTACTTCGTACTTTAATTCTTTAAGTTTGTAGGTAAAGCCACATCTATCACAAAGACCTAATGCTTTTTTTCCTGCAGCGTACGACATTTTTAGTAATTGTTCATATTAGGAACAAATCTTACAGGCGCTCTTTCTCTGTCAGCTTCTGAAACTTCTTTCCATAATTCATCATATCTAGCTTTAATCATAGGAACTCGTGGCTGAGACTCATTATTTTTACAAGCAATGTTATATGCCAAAGCATAAGTTAAACAAGGTAAGTATCTTGCTGGTACATCAGTATTTAAACTTGCATTAGTTCCTGAGTCTTCAATTCTTTTTATGTAGTCATATATGATTGTATATGTTTGCGCAGAATCTGGTGTTGCCCATACGCCAATTTTTAAAGTTATTCCTTTGTCTACATAAAATTGCGTGGGTTTAGATTGCATTAATTTTTTAGCTTGATGTATATATTCAGTTCTACTAATTCTATTTAGTCTTTGGTCAAATTGTTTATCTGTATCTCCTGAGTCAGTTCTTAAAACTACATCTACTATTTCTAGTGCAGAAGCATCTGCATCGTATAAATTAGCGCCAGCAACTAAAGTTATACTGCCTTGTTCTACTTTCCAAAGATTAAGACCTTTATTTTGCCATTCAAGAAAAATTAAATCTAATGCTCTTTTTGCTGTATTGTAATCTCCACCTGATGACATAGACAAACCACAGAGGTCGTAAGCCTCTTCCATTATTTCCGTTATATCTAAATTGAATGTATAAGTTCCACTAGTCGCCATATCTAACTCTTATTACTGTTATGTCTCCTCGTTTTTCTTGGGTTACTATTTTTTGTTTTTTTTTACCAGACTTTTCAATCTGTTGTTGCATATTAGTTCTAGCTATTGTCATCTGTACCTCGCTGTTTTCTTTGCAATATTCTTTGGTTGTTTTACAAACTGCTTACCTTTTTTAGTTCCTTTTCTTTTGGCTTTAGTAGTAGCTGCATATTCTTTAGAAGATAATGCTTTGATAGCTTTTTCAGGTAAATAGCGTTCACCAGTTTTAGCTGATGGCTTTCCTGATTTAGTTCTCCATTTTTGCTTAGTCCAATTTTTTAAAGACCTTTGCGATTTTTTTAAAGGCATTACGCTTTATGTTGTTTTTGTATATCAAACTTAGCTTCTAAAGTTGCGCCTTTATGTGCTTTAAATTTACCTTCATGTTTCATGAGATTATATCCGCCACCTTCTTTCTTCATCCAATGAAAACCATCAGGAGCTTTTACTCCCTTAGAAGATGTAGTCTTTCCGCCAGACTTCATAAATCCCATATTGTTTCTTGCTTCTGTAGGAAGCTTTGCTAGTCCTTTGTTTCCTTCAGGGACTGGTTTGAGTTGTTTCTTCATTTATAGCCACCACCTTTTTCTTTATAGCGTTTTGCCAACATCTGAGCCTTACGAGCAGACCATTGTCCGGGTTTACCGCCCTTACTTCCTGCTTTAATTCTATTAAATAAATTTTTACGCATAGTAGGTTTAGTATAGTTACCAGCTTGATTAACCTTTGATTTAGATTTTTTAGCTCTACTCACCACTTCACCTTATCTGCCCAATAAGCTGCTGACATCTTACCTCTTTTTATATTCTTTGCATGACGAGCTTTGAAGGATTTTCGTTTTGCTTTCATTCTTGCAGACTCACCAGCTTTTGGTTTACCTGCAGTCTTAGCGCCTTTCTGTCCAAATCTAATCGTCTTTACTTTGCTACCTTCTTTGGCAACAACTATATGAGATTTCTTAGGATGGTTGGGAGTACGCTTAGGTTTATTATAACCAGATACTCCAGCATTTTTTAAACGAGAGTCCTTCTTAGCTCCAGACATTATTTGCCAGTCTTACCGCCACGAAACATTGCAGACATAGGTGCTTTCTTTTTCATTACACCTCCGCCCATGTAAGATTTTTCATCTTGTTTTTTCATCTTACCGCCATGTCCATAACCTTCGACTCTTTTCTTTTTCATTCCACCGGGCATGATTACCTCACTTTTTTGTAGTAGCTTTTTTCTTTGCTACGGATTTTTTAGTTGTTTTTTTTGTTGCTTTAGTTTTTGGTGTTTTACCTCCAACATAAGCTTCGTTTACATCTGGAGTAGATGGGTCATCAGCCACATAGTGACCTTTAGTTGTTCTAGCTCTAACACCATTTAGTTCATCTGCTTTTCTTTGAGCATCTTCTAAATCTGGGTCAGGTCCAAATACAATTTCATAAATACCATCTTCATTTTCCATCAAAACATTATATTGTGCTGGAAAACCACTCATAGATATTATTGCTTTTTTAGTAGCCATATAAACTCCTTATGAATATATTTTAGTCATTTCAACTGTTATCGAATAAGTGTCGCCATTACTAGCTCCCTTAGTCGTTAAAAGAATGTCTCCAGTCTTTCCAGTTCCTGCATTATTTGGAATACCACCAAAGTCTTTAAAGTCCATATGTCCATTACTGCTTTCTGCTAACTCTGCTATTAATGTATTAGCATTAGCGTCAAAAAATAATTGAACAGACATACCAACGATGGCGTGACTTACTCTAAGAACTCTTACCTCAGAACAAGAACGACCTGCATTATCAGTTCCCAAAGCAGAAACATCTACTTTAGCAACTGCAGCTTCGCCTGTGCCATCGCTGACATTGGTAAACTTCATAATACAGTTTCTTGACCCATCATTAATTATTTGGGTTGTTACTGCATCTGCCATAATTTACCTTTAACTTAAGTTGTTATTTTGAATATACATTACTGTAACTGTAGCTGCACCTGTTGTTGCATCACCATTAGCTCCAGTAAAATCTGCTAAAACTTGAATATCAGTTGTGCCTACATCAGTAGCTTCTGTATCTAAAGTACCTCTGGTAGTTCCTAATGCTTTAGCATTTGCATCATTAATAAAAGCATCACCATCTGCAACAGTACCAACATTTACTAATGCTGCACCGCCATCATTATTAACAGTAGTTACATTTAATATGACATCTATAATTTGTGAATTAGCTGGAACAGTAGCCATTACTTGGTTCAAGTGACTTGCACCAATAATATCTACTACAGCAGATTGAGCCATAACGACAGAGCCGGTATTAGCAATATCAGTACCTACAGTAGTTCCAGTTGTATCTTTGATTGAACCAGCTTTAACTGGTCCTGAGAATGTTGTTGTTCCCATTATTCCCTCCTTAAAGGAAAAAATCTATCATCTTGGGTTGTCTGCTAGGTCAGTTGATAGATAATTAATTAAACCCTAGATATAGAAAAAGGGGAGACCGAAGTCTCCCCTAAATTCTTAACTCGCTCCCGGACTTGCGTATATACCTAGAGGGTCTGATACTCCAAAGGAATATCTTTCTCTAGCTTTATATCTAACATTTCCAGTCTCGAAGTCACCATCCATGCTGGTAGTCATCGGACTTCTAACAAAGTGCTTCATGCCATCAGGAATATCCGTAGTAATGAAGAAAGCGTTAGTGTCAGTAAGATAATGATTTACAACAAAACCTTCAGGAATTACTCCGTTAGTTTTAAGTGCATTAATGTCATTATCTGCAGTACCAACTCTGTAGTCACTTTGAAGTAGTCTAGTTGCTACAAATTGTAAGTCAGAAGGTATGATTAACTTCTTAGCTCTTGCAGCAATTTTAAGACCCCTTTCATCTGTGTACTTACCAATTTGAATAATTGCATCTTCTAAAGAAGCTTCATTCAAGTCAGCACCAGTTGTTGGTCTGTTTGAGTTTGTACCACCATTTACAAGTGGGTGAGCTGTATTAAATAAACTCACGCCATCTCCACTATTGAATGTGGTAAAACCATTATTCAAAGGTGTAGCGGCTTTCACTTGTTTTGTGTACGCCATTGCACGCGCTAAAGCTTTGGTATATCTGGCAGAAAGTTGCACATAGAGGTTATCCTCCATGGCTTCTTCTGTTACAGCGAATCCCATTGCTATAGTTTCGTGTGTGTATCTTGCGACAAAAGATTCTTGCGCAGTATCATAACTGATAGCAGCACCTTCATCTTTTACTGGAGCAGCACCAAATCCAGATAACTTTAACTCTTCTTCGAAACTTCTTTCAGAGTTTTCAGTTACATAGATTTCCTCATGTTCATTGTCATGAGTTGTGTACTCTTCGCCAAAAAGGGCATTTAATCCCGGTAGAAGCTGTTTAAGCTCATTTGCTCTTGATATAGCAGCCATAATTAGTCTCCTTAACCGATACCAGTCGCATTAAGCAACTGATGTCCTACATTAAACATTACGAGTACATCAGTTTTTGCATCACCAATAGCACTATCAGGACCATCGACAAAGTCGATAATCTTTAAAGGTAGTGTGTTGGTAGTGTTTGCTGTACTCCCGTCGATTGCATTTTTGCTTGTCCCAATCGCTGTTGAACCTGCAGTTTGAATAACTGCAACATTCTTGCCCAAGTCGTCTTGGTCAAGAGATTCATCGGATTGCATCTGCATTACTAAGAATGGGTCAGAAGCAACATATGCCATAATATCATCGGCTGCTGTATTAGCAGGATAATATTGATTGAAAGTGGTTTGACCAGTTGAAGGGTCAGTATACGAACAACCTAAAAATACTCCAATAGGAGTCATGGAAGTAGTTCCAGTATCCTTTTGGATTGTAGTGTTTGGGTTGTTATCTGCCCACTTAACAAAGTCGCCATAAAAAATATCAGTCGCAAAACCGCTAGTTATTTTATAGTGAGTAATCTTTGCATTGTAAGCACACGATACTAACGAGCCTTGTGGTCTAGCACCCATAGGTGTAGCTGTTGAAGCCATAGTATTAAACTCCTCTGCAATAAATTGCAGAATAAATTATTAAATTAGACTCTAAGAGTCTTTACCAAAAGTCGTTTTTGATTTGCGTTCATATACTTCTTTAGTAGCCATCCTACTATCTTGGTCTTTAAAAAAGGTATTATCAACTGCATCTATTTGTTGTTTAGCTAAGTTATCAAAGTGCTTGTTCCTTTCGTCTACAACTTCCTTTGGTATCTTACATAACAGCAAACCAGCAATTTCAATATTACCTTTAGTTGCCCATTCAGATTGATGGTCCATCATATGTATTTGAAGTTCAGGGTGGTCTTCCAAACGACATGGTTGCCAGCCTTCACGAAACCTTCTTGATACATTAGGATTATCACTATTCCCTAATAGAGAAGTTCTAATCCATCTGAAAACCCAGCCATCTTGTGGCTCAGGGTCAGGTAGGTTGCTTTGATTTTCCCAGTCCATTTTTCGCTGGGTAGCCTCTCGACTATCTAATCCCCTAGGGGAACGCTCTTGGTTTTCAGAAGATTCAATAATCTCTTCAGTTTTATTTTCGTCAGACATTATGTTGCCTCCTTTAATAATTGATTTGCATATTGCTCAGGACTGATTCCAAGTTGGCGAGCTAGCCTAACTTGTGTCTGAGTCAATCGTACTTGCGAGGGTTTTTTATTACTGCTTTCTCTCGATGCAGTTGCGACAACTGTTGAAGGCTGTCTTTTTATTGTTTCTTCAGGTGCTTCCACACTTTCAGTTACAACTCCAAAAAAATTTGGAAACTGTTTTCTCATTGCAACATCTACTTCTGCGTAGTATTTATCTGCTTGAGCTGTTGGGTCTATTCCTTGAGCTTTTATATTTTGGTCTATGTACATTGCATAGCTAGTCATTTCTTTATGAACTGGCTCTGTTCCCATAAACCAAGGATTTTTAGCTGCCCAACTTTTTAATTCGGGGTCTACTTGTTGCTGAGGTTGAGGTACTTCAGCTTCAGGTATAACTAATTCTTTTTCTATTTCTTGTTGAACATTGGTTGCCATGTTAGTGGCGGTCTGTTCTGCTAGCACAGCTTTAGATAATAGCTCTTGAGCTTCTGACATTTTATCTGCATCGCCAGCTTCGTAAGCTGCTTTATACATTGCTTGTGCATTTTGTTTTGCCCAAAGTGCATTGTTAGCTGCTTGTTTATTTAAGACTTCTCCGCCTTGGTCTACAAAAGCTTGTAACTTTTGATTCTCTGTCATTAAGGATTGTAGTCTAGTGATAGCTTCTTGTGATTCTCTTTGTGCCGATTCCTTAGCTCTTCGCTCTTCATGGTAATCGTACTTAAGTTTATTTATTCTATCGCCTGCTCTTTTAGAGTAGTCAGTAATTTCTTCATCTAAAGATTCATCTGTTACTTCAGTTTCTGCAGTCTCATCTTTAGGAGGTCGTCTATCTTGTTGAGGAGTATCATCAACAACTTCAACTTTTAAATCTTCCGGTATAGAATTGTTTATTTCAGTAGTCTTGCCAAAGAATTTATCTTCTTCTGTAGTTACTGGTGTATCGGGTATATTAGGTTCTTCGTGTATTATTTCTGTTTCGCTCATGCTCTTACAACTCCTGTTGGGTCTTCGACAACTGCTTCCACAGTATCGTCATTGATTAAACGAAACTCTTGTCCATACATCATAATCCTAGTTCCAGAGTAAGCTCTAAAGATTACCCAGTCACCTTTTTTACACCAAGGTTCTGCAAATCTTTTTTTGTCTTTGTATGCGTCTGGTCCTAACTCCATGACATAACCACAAATATTAGACACTTCTTCATCTCTTATTGTAGTTGATGCTTTAATAATACCACCATCAGTTTTTTCATCTGCTTGTGGCATAGCAACTAAAACCTTCCAGCCTTTAGGGTCAGGTAATTGTTTCCTTTTATCTTCTTCTATTTCTGGATTGATTTCTTTTTTAATTGCTTCTGTCATATTATTTGCACGACTTTAGGAGTCGAGTTCCTATTCACGAGTATGTCTGTCTATCCAGTCAGCCAACTCTCTTTCTGCAAGGGCAATGCCCTCGATTATTCCAGAGAACCTTTTGTATTCAGCAAAGTCTTTCAAGTTTCCTGTACTCAAATGGTCTCTATGTTCAACTTTGATTTCAGTAAGTCTATCCTTCAGAAACTCTGAAAGTGATTGCTCTTTGAAATCAATCGCCATTATTATTAGAATCTTGTAGCAAGTCTTTTGCTATGTCAAGTCCTAATTTAAAATCTTCTCTCTTTTTGCTATCATCTAGCTGTTGATTGTCTAGCAAATCACTAGCAACCTTTTGTCCAATCCTTGCGCCAGCAATCTCTTCTTGAGATGATATTCTTTCTCTTTCTATCTCATCTCGGTTTTCTGCTTTCTCTGCATCAAGTTGAATCTTAGCAGTATCAACTGCAATTTTTCTTTGAACATCAGCTTCTTTAACTGCAACTTCTCTTTCTTTCATTTGCAGTAGTGGGTCTTGTTGTTGTTCCTGTATTCTAGCTTGTTGTGCTTTAGCTTGAGATGTAAGAGCAACTCTTTGTGCAGCTTCCGCTACTAGGTCTGATATTCTCTTTTCAACTTCAGGAGGTAATGGTTCTCCTTCTGCAGGAAGTGGTATACCCATTTCTTCTTCAACTTGTTTTCTAAACATCATAGTTAGATGTTCATTTACATAAGCACTTGCATTGGCAAGAATAGAGTTTTGATTTGGACTCTGTTCAAGCTTCTCAAGTATCTCTGCATTTTGTTGTGCAGCAGCAACTGTTTCAATATGTGCTTCATGGTCTTGATAGCTAAATGCTTTCACCGGTTTACCATTAATTAAATTCTGTACTGCAGTAACTGGGTCTACAGGTTTTATATCATCTGTATCAGGAATAATATCTTCAACATTTCTGATACCTAATGTTTCAAGCATTTGTCTATGTAGCTCAGGCATATTATAAATTTGTGGAGCTGTAGTAGCTAATTGCATAGCAGCTTGATACTGCATAATTCTTTGTGCCATAGTAGAAGCATTGGGGTCTGATACTGGCAATACATCTATTCTATTATCAAAGTCTTCTGCTTTAATAAATTCTTCTTCATCCATTTCATATGGATAAGCAGGATTGGTAAAGTCTCTAACAATGCCAACAAGAATTTCAAATTCTTTTCTCATGGAAGCATGAAGTCTTGCTTGTACTGCTGACATAACTTTCATGTTTCTTTCAAGCAAAGCTAAGGTAGTTCCTACAGGAGCTTGATTATTCATGTCAGATACTTTCATATCATTCATGCTAGCAAAACGCCTACCCTCTTCTACAATGTTTTGTAAGAGTTGATACAAAGTTCCTGATGGTTCTTTGTAAGGTAAGAAGGTTATGTTATCTCTAATTGCACCACCGGGTACATCAACATCTCTGAACTCTCCGGGCATGATAGGAGTATCATCGCCTTTGATTCTTAAACCTCTAGCTTTTAAACCACCCGGCAAATTAGATAATGTTCCTGCATCTACTAATTGTCTTAGTATTGATGTTGCAGATTTAGCTAAACCACCAACCATATGTATTAAACCAAAACCATAAAAACCTAAACCCGGAAGATATTGGTAATGTACAAAGTGCATACGCCTTAATCTTTTAGGGTCATCTTGATAATAGTTTCTTCTAATGCTTAATACTTGTCCGCTTGGGTAATCTATAGATACAACATAAGGCAAAGCTATCCCAGTTTTTTCACCATCTGTCATGTCTTCATAACCTTCTAAATCAAGGTCTACTTGCATTTCTAAAACAGTATGTCGGTCATCGTAGTTATAAGTTTTACTTTCCCCAGTCATCTCATCATACTTCTTACGAATATCTGATTGATTATCTGCTGGCTCTGGAATATCTACATCTCGATAGAATCCAGCTACTTGCATCTTACGAATATCATTTGTTGATTTGTGCATTACATGAGTTGCACGTTGACAAGTTTCTAAATCACTTGCGCCATAATTAACTACAACATCTTCTGCTGGGACAAAGATTGAACTAGGTCTTTCTAAGTTCGGGTCATAATAAACTTTTCTAAATGCAGACCCTGCCAAGGGTAAAGAGAAAAGCATCTTTTCAGTTTCAGTTCGATACTCTGACATTTCATAAGTCAGAAGATAGTTTAAATAATCTTGTACTCGACCAGCTTGTTTTGTTTTATCTTCAGTAAGCTTGCCTACTATCTTAGTTCTAACTGGTCCTTGAGCAGGAAACATCTCAGATATGGATTGAGATTGAAATCTAATTACAGCTTCACTTAGCATAGGATGAAAGACTCCACACGCTCCTGCCCAAGGAGTTGTTCTTTCTTCTATCTTCAAACCTAATTGGTCTAAACCTTTTACATAACTTTCTTCCCATTCAGAACGAGAATCCTTGTCTGCTTGATATTGGCTTATTAATTCTGTGCCTAGTTTGCTTAGGTTATCTTCTGACATATAGTCAGCAAGATTAGAACTAAAGTCTTCTGCCATAAGCTTTTCTGATTCTGGATTAAAATCAATCAGTAAGCCTCCATCATCGGTCTCTATTGAGACCGAGTCAGGATTATCTATGGAGATTGATAAATCTTCTTCAGGCATTTCGTCTGTACCAGCTATTGGAGTTGCTGGGTTATTTTTTTCTATTGCCACTTAATACCTCAGTAATAGTCTGCGACTTTATTATGTTCTAAAGGTTCTTCTTCTTCATCTGAATCTAGAGGAATAAAACCACCTTGTCTAAATCTTAACAGAGCTTGCGTGCTGCTATCAACTAAATCATCATGTTCCATATTTGGAAAACCTGCAAACTCTTCCATAACTTCTTCTGCCCATCTAGTTTCTGGACACCATACAACACCAGATGAAAATAAATCTGATACTGCATTTACTCTGGAAATCTTATCATTACCTCTGCTTGGTGTATATTCTTGAACTGGTATACCAATAGCACGCAATTCAAATATCAAAGGCATCCCTGCTGCTTTTGCCTCAACGATAAAAGCATCGGGTTTAAATTCTTTATATTTATCCAAAGCTCTAACCTTTAACTCTGGAAACTCTAATCTTTCTTTATAAGCATCTAGCAATATTACATTGGGTGCTAGCATCCCTTCATCGTTTTGTTGGTAGAAAACTCCCCATGTAGTACAAGCAGAAAAGTCAGCTCGTTGATTCTTCATGAAAGCAGTATCCCAAGATTGTATTATGAATTCACATTCTGGTGGTTCTCTGCCTTCCCATGTACGCCACCATTCTCTTTTAACCAAAGCACTTTCTTCTGCTGTTGGGTCTTGTTGATACTGTGCTTGCCATTTACTGTTTGGCAGTTCTGCTCTTAAAGCTTCTAATTCTGTAAGCGACCAAAACTCTTCCCACAATGGATTACCTGAAGGCATGATGGCTGGGAGTTCTATTACTTCCCATTGGTCTGCACCACCCCGCTTTATGCTAGCATCTACTACCTGACCTGTTAGGTCTCGTTGATGCCATCTAGTCATTACGACAACAATAGCTCCATTGGGTTGCAAACGCTGTCTAGGTCCAGAGGTATACCATTCATAAGTTCTATTAAAGACATTGTTATCGCCACTCGCACCTTCTTGTTCAGAATGAGGGTCATCAATAATCAATAGGTCTGCACCTTTACCTGTTACCGCACCGCCTACACCAATCGCAAAATACTCCCCACCTTTGTTGGTATTCCAACGACCAGCAGCTTTACTATCTGCTTGCAAACTGACATCAGGGAATATCTTCTTATAGTCCTTACTGTTCACAAGGTTTCTAACCTTCCTACCAAAGCCAACCGCTAATTCTGCAGTATGGGCAGTCTGGATTATCTTCTTATCAGGAGAACGCCCTAAGAACCACGCAGGGAGCAAATAAGAAGCGAACTCACTCTTGGTATGTCTAGGAGGCATATTAATAATTAAACGCTTTATCTCGCCCTTAGCGACTTTCTCAAAAGCTTCAGCCATAATCTCATGATGTCTACCATGAATAAACGCTGACCACATCTCTTGTACAAAATGCAGATAGTTATCATGGGATAACTCTCTCTGCTTTGCATCTTCATACTCATCAAGCAAATCTAATAGTTCTGCTTTCTGCGAAGTATTAAGACTTCTTATCTGTTTTAAAACATTCTGATTCATAGTAGGTACATACTAGTTAAGTAGAAACTAAATAAAATAAATCCTTAGTGGGTATATAACCTAGTAAGTATATACTAAGTAGTAGGTATATCTACTGCTAGACTTTAACATATTATAGGGTCTTCACATTAAATGCAACATATAACTAAAAAAATATACTATGGGGGTATAGGATTCCTACCCCTTATCTAAAATCAATTATATATACGAAACAAAACAGCTATCATTATGCAATACAATAGGGGGGGGTTATAAAAGTACAACATCAAATGTGTGAATCACTATGTATGTATGTTATGCAAGTACATCTTTCTCACAGGGGGGATGGGGGTCTTCTGATTTCCGAATCTTCAAAATCAAAAGGGGGGTCTTTTTTTCTAGGACTCTGAGTTCTCTTCTAGTAGAGCGATTATCTTCTCCTCTATATCAGTTGCTATCTCTTCGCTATCTCTGCTCTCTTTTACTTCGACTGTGTCTGTGAATATGCCTATGGTCTTTCCCAGAAGTTCGAGCGCACGAATTCTAGATGCGTCTGAGTCTGCCTCTTTGGATTCATTAAAGAGCCTCTCAAGAACATACTCCCTCGTTCGGACAGAGGATGCCACTGAGGATGCCTCTACTCTTTGTATTGCTCTTTGTATGCTTAGTGCAATCTTAGGGTTAGCTAATAATTTTGAGGACTCTGTCTCAGTCCATTTAGGCGGAGTACCATCCTTTTTCATCTTCACATCATAGACCTCACAATATGCGTCTTTGTATGTGTGCTTTCCTTTTATGATTAGGTCGACAAATTTTCTTTGCTTCGGTGTCAGGTCGGTTTGATTCGGTACGATTTTTAATTCTGGTTTTTTGTTTTCGCTCATGCGGAAATTTTACTAGTTATATTTTCTAATCCCTAGGCTCTGCTGTATTGCTTTTAGCTTTCATTACGCTTGCTCGAATGGGTGCATTTGTTATAATCCCTTTATGGAAACGACTTTTGACCTACACGATTTTCCAGAGCGACAAGTTCTGTCGCTTAGTCGTGGAGATAATATGGAGGGTAGAAACGATAGGCTAGTCTAATTTTGCTTTGACCGCTTGCGGAAAACATCTAGAGAAGGTGGCAAGCGTGGAGTCAATCCTTGGCTCTTTAACTCAGGAAGGAAAACTCGCCGACAGGCTGATGAGGTAGAACAATAAATCCTCGGACTGACAGCGAAACAAGACAAGGATGTCGCAAAATGTAAATGATGGTCACTACCGAGTGACGAATGGATGAATAGAGCAGAGTGACAGAGACCGCTAACTCATCCGACTCTGGAACGAGAATAAAAAAACATTTATGTAAAACAAATTCCTTTAATAAAATTTTTTGTGAGGGATGGCTCTTTGCTGTCCCTCGCAATATCTGTCACGAGGTGTGTACCTCGTCTGATGATGGAACGAAAGTTCCGAAACAGTTCTTTTAACTTTCACAATTTGCGGAGGTGCAATATGAGTGAAGAAAATAAAATGATGGAAGCCTCTCCATCACAAGCTATGAGGCTAATGAAAAACATAACCGATGCGAGCAGAGTTCCGATGCTCTTAGGGGGTGTTGGTGTTGGGAAATCTGCAATCGTAAATGAGTTCGCTCAGGTGCTAGCAGAAGATAGAAATGTCGTTGAGACAATCAAGCCTAAGAAAAATGAATTCGGTTTCATTGATTTTAGAGCGAGTCTGTATGAGACGATTGAGTTGGGTGGTCTACCTTACATTGACAATGGTGAGCAGAGGAGAGCGTTTCTCGGAAACTTACCGACTCAAGGAGAGGGTCTACTTTTCATTGATGAGTTCGCACAAGCGACAGCAGATATGCAAAAGCTTCTCGGACAGTTGGTCAATGAGAAAAGATTAGGTGAGTATCATTTACCAGAAGGTTGGAAAATTGCGATGGCGGGAAACAGAGCGAGCGATAGGTCAGGTGCTAACAAGGTGCTAGCGCATATGACTAACAGAGTGTCCTTGATACATTTCAAGCACGATGTAAACGATTGGCTCTCATGGGGTTCTGAGAATGGGGTTCATCCTTCTATCTTAGGGTTCATTAATTTTATGCCTAAGCTACTCTGGAAATTTGATGCTAAGGATACTAATCCTCAACCATCTCCGAGAGCGTGGTCGAGATTATCCGATGTCATAAAGGCTACGCCTGAGAGCGATAAGGATTTATTACCTTTTCACGCTCAGGGTAATGTTGGAATTGAAAGCGGATTAGAGTTTATGAATTTCATTACTCTGTCTCAGGATATTCCGAACCTTGCAGACATTGTCGATGGTAAGGAGGTCGATATTCCTGAGAGTCTGGGTCTTCAATATGCGACTGCAGTTGCTTTGGTTTCTGCGATTCAAGATGTAGACAAAAAACTACAGCCTAAATACTTCGAGAATTCTTTGAAGTGGATAGATACTTTTCCTTCGAAAGAGTTTTCTATCTTCTTTATGAGAGCGGTGGTTGGTGCTGTGCCTGAGTTAAAGAACACAAAAACTTTTTCGGTTTTCAATACTGAAAATAAAGATGTTCTAATTTAGTTTGAGTTGAGTGGGGAGAAATATTACTAGTAAATATTTTTCCCCCCTCGCTTTCACAAACTGTAATCGAGTGGGTACTCGGTCTGAAGATTGCAAAAGCATGAAACAGTTTTTAACTTTCTTTTAATAAAATGCGGAGGTGCAAAATGAAAAAGAAAAAAATTGAAACCACAATAGGGGATACTTTTACTAAGGTCAGATTTTATTCGTCTGCGATTAGTGGTATCAAAAAAGACTCGGATGCGTCATGGGAAATGGCATATACAAATGGCGCAGTCGAGGGTCAGGTAGCGGTAAACAAAAAAATCTTTGGTCGTGACATCAACAAAGAGTTTAGAAATATACAGAATAAATTTAGAAATAAAGTTCTGTATCCCACTACCTATCCTTGGACTGATGGTGATGAGATGACTTCTGAATGGAGAATAGTTTCTAATGAAAAGTATGACTTTTTAATGGAAGGATTCGAAAAGTATCAGAAGGAATTCTTTGACTTAGTGAATGAGATTAAGACCGACTATCTCAGTATGATTCAAGAAGGTATGGCGAGACTCGGTAAGCTTGCTAACGAAGATGACTACAAGGATTGGATTGATATTGAACACAAGTTCAATTTCGCTATGGGAGTAGATGTTTTCACTTCGTATAACACTAGTAATGATACGAGGATTAATCTTTCTGAGAAGCAGAGAACAGCGATAGAGAATTCTATTGCCTCTAACTATGAAGCTAACTTCAAGTCTCTGTTAGAAGAGGAAAAGAAAACTCTCGAAGAGTCTGTTCAAAATATCATCGATGCTCTTAAGAAAGATGGCTCAGGAAAATCTTTCTTTAAAGACAGCGTATTCAAAAATCTGAAAGAAAAAGTTGAGAGGGTCAGAGACCTAAACAAAAATATCTATCAGAGTTCTGAGTTAGATAAAGCTATAGACATTATTGTTGGCTCGCTTGCTTCGGTAAATGACATTGACTCATTGAGAGACAAGGGAGAAATCGGTAAGTCTAAAAGAGCGAAAGTCTCTGCGGATATGGAGAAAGCGAAGTCAAGCTTAAATCAAAATACGCTTGGCAAGATTTTCTCTGGTAGCGGATTATCGGAGGGGAACGATGAGTAATTACGATAAATCGAAGAGGGCATTACATGGTGTCCTCTCTGGAAATGAAGTCATGGTTAAAGCTAAGAGCAAGCTAATGAATTCTGAATCTGGTCTAGCTTCGATTCTTTTGGGTCTGCCTTTAGAAGAAGACAATTCTTTTGACACGATGGCGACAGATGGCAAGGTCATAAAATACAATTCTGATTTTGCTCTCGGTATTCCTATGGAGGAAATCAAAGGTGTCCTAATTCATGAGGCTCTTCATGTTGTCTGGGGTCATCACCTTAGAAGAGGGAACAGAAATCCTAAGCTTTGGAATATTGCTACTGATTATGCAATCAATGGCTATATTGTTTACAAGCTTAGAAAGCAGTTGCCTCAAGGTGGTTTGCTCTCTCATAGGTATGTCAAAAAAGATGGCTCAGTCATGAGTGCGGATGAAATCTACGACATTTTGTTTGGTGATGATGAGGCTCTCGAAGAGGCTATCAATGAGATGCAAGAACAAATGGGCGATGACTCAGACGAGAATGAGGGTCAAGGTCAGGATGATTCTGAAGAGGATACTCAAGGCTCTGGCGATGGCGATGGCGATGAAGAATCTGATGAGGATTCCGAAGGTCAGGGTTCAGGCGGAAGCGCAGAGGATGAAGGCGTTGATAAAAATATTACTAGTCAGGGTTTGTCCGATGAGCGTTCTCCTCAGACTAATCAGTCAGGCAAGATTGATTTGAATGAGTTGCCTCAGATGGCGGGCGGTATTTTCGACATGACTAACGAAGATGGTTCTAAGCTTTCAGAAGGAGAGACTCAGGAACAGATTACTTTGCTTGATGCTCAGGTAGTGATGGCAGAGAAAGTGCAAGGGATGCTTGTCTCTGGCGGTTCTGGTGTTGATTACCTCGGAGGTCGTAAGGCTGAGTTGGTTGAACAGGTTGTACCTTGGGAAGATATGTTTAGAGATATGTTCTCTCAGGTTGCCTCTAACAATAATACTTGGAGGATGCCTCATAGAAGACATATGGCTCGTGGAATTCATATGCCTAGCAAGGACATTGAGCCATCAATCAAGAATGTCGTTATGTTGGTTGATGTTTCTGGTTCTACTTCTGGCGATAGAGACTCATTCATTACTGAGGCGATTGCTATCATGGAAGAGTTTCAAGTTCAAAAGTTATCGGTCAATAGATATGCAGGCATAGCCTTGCGTAATAAACAGGGCGAATACTTTGATGTCTGGGATTCTGAGCAAGGTGACGAGATGCCTGAGAAAGAAGAGATTAATTTCTCTGGGTCAGGAGGCACAAACTTTGATGCGCCTTTCAATGCTGTCGAAGAGTTCCTTGACCTTGATGAGATAGACTTGATTGTTCACTTCTCGGATGGCGAAGGCTACTTCAAAGATGACCATGATGAGTTGCTTGATACTCCTATCTGCCATGTCTTTAGTTATGGTAAGGATGGCGATAACTATGGAGGCAAAGGTGTCGAAGAGTTAGGATTCGGAGATGTTATCTACATGAGTTAATCTCAATGAGCGTTCTGAGAGGAGGTTTTTAGGGTGATAGTAAGCCTTAGCCTCCTCTCTTTTCGTCTGCGAGAGAGCCTCTATGGAGGTCAAATTTAGTAAACTGATAGGGAGAATGTGTGTTTTCCCCTGATGACTCTATATGAGAGCGTGTAAGCGTTGGTTCAAAAGAATCGAAATCAGTTCCTTTTAACTTTCAAATGCGAGGTGCATATGAAAACTTTATATAAAAAGTTTATGAGTCTTTTCAAAACTCAAAAGGTGGAAGATAAACCTTATTATCTTTCGTATGAAAATGGTGGAGTTCTTGTTTTACAGAAACCTGTAGCACAGGATAGAGAAAATGTTACTAGTAAATATTTTTCCCTAGTCCACAAAACAGGAGGTGCGCTATGAGTCTTATTTCAAAAGCTAATCCTACATGGTTGAATTTGGATGTTATTGAAGAACATTTCTCTACCATGCCTCAAGCAAGTGTCTACAAAATGGATGGTCACTTTAGTGTTGAGAGTAGATACAACACTTGCGACTCGGATGCTGTGTTCATTACTTCTATGCTTGACTATGTAGATGTCAATGGAGAATGGATTGATAGGTTCATTGATGAGGATGTTTTGCTCGAAGAGTTAAAGGCTCATATGCAAAACCTTCATGGAAACGAGGATGAAATGAATGATACTCTCGAAGATAATCTCTCATGGGATTGTCATAAGCGAGAGTATGGAGGGCGAGGTAATTTCATGCTTCACCATCCATTAATTATTTCAATCATGTATCCATCTATACCTTGGCAAATTCATGAAACTAATCTCAGGTATTGGTTGAAGGTTGTTGCTCTGAGGAAAGCTTATCTTGAAAAAGATATTGACTCTTACTTGATGACGATAGAAAGACCTTATCGAGTGCCTGAGTTTATTCGTTGGTGCTTACATGACAAGCAGAAAAATGATTGTAATCCCCATAAATTTACTAAGCATTGTAATCTCTCAAAAGAAAAGTATTGGGAGGTTGTTCGTTGGTTGTGGACTGATACAGAGAATATCTACGAGCATTTTGTCGCTTGGATGGCTCTGATATTAGACCACGATACGAAAGACATAAGGCTCATGATGGATAAAGAAGACAAGAAAACCTTTGACTCTTTACCTGACGAGTTCACAGTCTATCGAGGTGGAGAGTACGAGCATATGTCTTGGACTTTGAGCAAAGAAAAAGCTGAATGGTTTAGAGATAGATACAAAGGGTTGCAAGACTGCAAGCTTTTTGAGAAGCGTATCAAGAAGGATGAGGTGCTTGCTTATATCAATGCAAGAGGCGAGGAGGAGATTATTCTCAGACCTCCATCCGAAACCTTTGTTGATTTCTGTATCGAAGAACAATTCAGAATAACGAAAGCATAAAAAAAACAAGGAAGTAAAAACTAGCGGAGGCTATGTAGTATTAATTTACTGCATAGCTTCCGCTTTTTTTTTGGTCTAAATTCCTCCCCGAAAAACGATGACTAGTAAATATTTTTTAAGCAGGCTGGTGTGCTGGGTTCAAACAGGTGAGAAAAAATTGTATGTGGATAACTCTGTGGATAAGCTGTTAATAAATTTGACGAGGTACAAGACGATTGTTATAATTATTTTTTAAGTTAGGTGTTCATCACCTCCTTTGAGAAAGTTAAAAGTTGAGAGAGGTAATAGACTGCCTCTCTCTTTTTTTATATAATAAGTAAATGGTTTTTTTTCATGACCATTCTCCCAAGAGGAGGTGCTAGACGAAAGATAATTCTCCAAATTGTTATACTAGTATCTCCTCGCTAAATTAAAATTGAATTACTGATAGCATTTCTCTACAATAGCATTATGTATGCAGTTGTAAGACACACTTACGAATTAGATTTACCAGAGCCTTTTGTTAAGTCTTCTCAAAAAAGTGTTGGAAGATGGGTTCACAAAGTATGGGTACATGACTCTGAGTTAGATGCTATTGCTCATGCGATTAAATTACTTGATGAACCTCTACTAAAACATAATGAGTGGGCGATGGAGACAGCGATAGAACAATTAAAAGTTAATAGGTTTTATCAGTTGGGTAAAGAAAGCGTAGCGATAGCGGAGGTAGAACCTTCGCCTGACATAGTGTACTTACATGAGGAAGATAATATTAATTAAGGAGAAAAAATATGGCTGAGAAAAATTTATATATTAGGTGTGATGAAGAAACTTATTTGATGGCTAGAGAGTTAGCACAAAAAAATCTTCGTTCTTTAAACAGACAAGTAATTCATTTGATTCATGAAGCGCATCGTACAGTATTCGCTGAAAGCTTTACTAAGGCAGAAGAAGAAAAGATAAACAAGTCTGAAACAAAGCTAACTGAAGCAGAGATTGAAAATGTATTTGTTAGCAACCAAGAACCAGAAACCAAAGAAGATGTTGCTAATGGTGTCTTAGAAGATTGGGAAAGCAGAGACAGTCTTAGTCAATCAGGTTTAGAAAAGCTTTCTGAAATAAGGAAATCGGACTCGTCTGACTAAGATACCAGAAGTTTAGCATCGCATCTGAACAATCAATCAAGCTATCAAGTTGCGACTGAGTAATCCTATCAGGGTTCTCAGTCATGACTTTCCAAAACTCTTTCTCCTTCTTACTCCCACAATCCTCCACCAATCTACTTTGAACTTGGCTTAATACAAGTGGTTTTGTATTGACGCTGGCAGAACTATTACTAGTAAATATTTTGTCTAGGTTTGAAGCAGAACTCTGTGGAAAAACTCCTGACCTAGAAATTAATCCATAATATTTATCACAAACATTGTGTTGCTTCTCGTTGATTAGTTGTTCGGTATAAAGTTTATCAATGATATGTTGGTCAAAGACTATTGCTCTGCCAACCTTAGTGTTGTCAATACTTCTGACTTTTACTTTGTGTCTTAGATGTAAATAGGAATTGCCGACATCATTGACTATGAGTATGTCTTCAGAAATCCCAATCGAAGTTGTCTTCTTGCTCTTCAATCTCTCCATACCTACCATTAACAGGGTTATAATTAAGCTTAACACAGCCGAGTTTAGCGTTCCAATACCATCTTGCTTTAGTACAATGTATTTCGACAGCCTCGTTGCCTCTATGGACTGCTAAACAAACATCAGGCTTGGTACTCCATGCCATTGACTTAGCTATATCAAGCGGAGTTGGGTGTCCTACTTTCTCTTTGTTGAATGGCTTGCTTGGATGTGCCACAAACCAAACCAAACAATCAGTCTGCTTGGCAAACAGTTGCACCTTGCTCAACATATCACTAACCATATCTGTTTCTAGAGCATAGCTTTTATCTGAATGTATAAAATTAAAAGGGTCTATCACTAACATTCTACATCCCATCCTTTGAATACTTGCTTGTGCTTTTTCTAAGACAGCTTCTATTGTAGGCAAACCACCATCCAAATAGTCTTGAAACAATATATGCTCATCTATCCATGCTGAAGCTTGGTCTCTTTCAGACTCACTCATTCTAATATTGTTGCCTTCGAAGAAGGGTTTTCCTGTTAGTATCTGTGCAAGCTGTACGCTATGATACGAAGGCGGTTTCTCAAAACTAGCATAACAAGTTTTCCAACCATACATCTTGCCAGCATTGACTATCACTTGGTCGAGAAAGGCAGACTTACCATGACCAGCCCATCCTGTGACGACATAAAGCTGACCTGTTTGCAAAGTGAATATATCATCTAATGATTTAATTCCTGTAGAAATACCAGAAGGCTTACCATCTTTGTACAAGCTTTCGAATTCATCCGAGTAATGCTTCATGCTGTTCAGACCATGCAAGGGTATAGGCTCTGCACCTAGAACTTGTTTCCTTAGAGTTGCTTCGTCTGTGTTCATAAGTAATTCGTTAGCATCTTTGTAGCCATTGTAATTAACACGATAGCACTTTGCTTTGCCTAGTCTTCGGCTTAACTCATGAACTAAACAATCTCCAGCAGTATCAATATCTGAGGCTAGTATTATTTTGTCGTATCTATCTAGCAGTTCTTTATCATTCCAAACATACTTGAATCTGCCATCTTCGCTTGGGTCTACCTTACCATCGGTTATCTTGTTCGGACTACCATTAGGCACAGAGAAAACAGAGACATCCATATCTGCTTCTAAGAAAGCTTGCTTGATAGAAAGAGCATCCATCTCACCTTCAGTAATAACCAAACCTTCAATTACATTATCTCCTTCAACCTCTTTTCCCCACAATCTGCTAGCACTATTAGTCCACCAAAAATCTTTCTTACCATTTGCAGTACGCCATTTACAGGCAGAAACTTTTCCGTTTTCCCTGAATGGGAAACCTATAACTGGTAAATGTTTTGTCTCCTCCCAAACACAATCCATCTTTTCGGCTGTCTTCAATTCAATTTTTCTTTCACCTAACCATTGACTTATTTTATCCTCGCATTTTGATAGCTTATTTTTTTGTATCTCTCCATCAGAAATGCTTCCACCACTAGAACTTACTATGCTCTTGTCACTATTAGAACCTAAGTTTGCTTTGGCACTCTTAGTCTCACCTTTAATTTCACTTACTATTTTCATGTTTCTTTCTCCACTTTTTGGTATGCCTCCCTTAATATTACAATGATGGCAATAATAGGTAATCATATCTACGCTAATGTTTACACTCAAAGGGGTATCCTTTTTGTGCTTCCTTCTTTGGTCAGAACAGTTGGGACAGTAGAGTTTGTATTGACCTAACTTAAGACTTGCTGTCCTTGGGTTGCTATCAATATGATTGCGAATAATCTGTTTCTCTTCCATCTTCTCTCCTATATACTTACTATATACTTACTAAGTATCTACTTACTAAGTATTAACTTACTAATATACTTACTTAATACCTACTACCACTTACTATCTACCATGCGATTTATTTCATTCGCTAGGTTCTTTCTTGATATTAAAGGTAGGTCGTAAAGTTTCGTGACCGCTATGTTGATATATTCAGAATCAATCTGATATTTTATGCAGAGATTTTTAAATGGCTCTGATGAAAAATACTCAATAGCTTCTGTAGAAATATCTAAGTTTTTGGAAGCTATGTCTCTTATTGCTTGTTGCAAAATTTTCTTATCGAGTTGCTTACCAAAATCCATGCCTCGCAGTTTAAACTTTTTTATTATAGATTACTAGACCTGATTTACTTTTATGTGATACAGTATGCACATATTATATACACATTAAATATTATGAAATACGAAATTGAAAAAGATGTGCCTATGCCTGAGCGTAATGTTAGGGGTAAACCTATCAAGTACGACTTGCCTCTTGCCAACATGGATAAGGGAGACCATATTTTTATTAAGATTAACAAAACTAAAATTGATAAAGAAATTAAGATAATAAGAAACGCAGTTCACAGGTTTAAGTCTGTGCGACTTGATGTGTCGTTCTCTGTTATTAAGATGAAAAGCGGTGTTGGTATATGGAGAACAAACTAAGCTGTGAAGTACACGAATAAAAATAACTTACCAGAAGAGATTGTTCGTGCTGTACAGCAAGATACTTATTCTAAGGGCAAGGCTTCTATTAGTGTCACAGGTTTACTGTCTGCGCCTAGACCTACTATCTTGGCACGAGAACATCAAGACGAATTGGTTGTCGATGTCTCAGATGAGATATGGAAGATGTTGGGTACAGCCTCACACTACATAATGGAACAAGCAAATATCGGACACGAGGGAACGATAACCGAAGAAAGGTTGTATTGGAATGTAAGAGGTTGGACTATCTCAGGACAGTTTGACTCGATGTCATTAAAAGATTCTGCTCTCAGGGATTTAAAGGTCACTTCCTCATGGACTGTAATGCACGCTCTGAAGGAAGGAAAGATTGAATGGGAACAGCAGTTGAATTGTTATGCTTGGTTGTATAAGAAGAATCATAACGAAGATGTTAAGAAGCTTGAGATTATAACTATCAATAGAGATTGGTCTGAGAGGCAGAAGCAGAGAAGCGGTGGCGATTATCCTAACGCACAGGTATCAATAATACCTATCAAGTTATGGACTGAAGAAGAACAAGAAGAATTTATTTTGTCTAGAGTCAAGGCACATCAAGAAGCAGATGCAGACTATCTTATTAGCAAAGACTTGCCTTTGTGTACTGACGAGGAACGATGGAAGCAAGCTGACTCTTATAGAGTATT